GACATGTTGCAAATTGGAAAGGTAGAAAGGATCCAAATTGGCATTCGTTGGAACCAATGCACTTGCGTTAACAGCAGGGAGAGGGAGAATGGCTGCCATGAACATACCAACTGCATTCTGTTGGAATGTGCACTTGATTGTCACCTGAAGAGTGGTCGGATGCATGTAGTGAGCTCTAACACCCTGTAAAGTGGTTCCCATCTGAGAAAGTGTTTCAGACAACAAATCAACCTCATAATTTGCGCCAACTGATGGCAACAAAGTAGATTGTTCTATGAGGAAAGGTCTGTTTTGACTAACTACAGCTTCTCCAGCTTGGTTTGGATGGTCGATGGGGCCAGAAAACGTAAGAGGCATTGGAGCTTCATAGTTTTCTTCAACTGGAACATTTGGTTCAACATACGTTCCATCACCAACAGGAGAATCTCCAGACTGGAGAACTACACTGGTAGTCGACTCTTCATCATCATCATCTTCAAAGGAAGTGAACGAAGGACCAAGAACTGAATGTTTGGTTTCCGCATCCTGGAGTGGACGGTAAAACCTTAATCCATTGAACTTGATCTCGATGGCAATTCCGGCATACTGGGTGGGTTCCAAACCTCCGATGGAGGTCCATTTCTCAACAAGAACCATGTAAGGAGCAACGGCATTGTAATTGAGTTGAGTTGTATTACTCGTTGTTCCTAAAACAGGATCAGTTCTCAATGCGTTGGCAAAACTTATCCATGGCACTGAGATGCGAACATCACCACCAGTTATGGAAGCGACGGTGGTGTAGATAGCAGTTTGAGAAGAAACTCCTTCCAGGTCATTGAGAGTCGTGTAGACACCTGCACTAACCAAAGAAGGTCTGACGATTGAAATCCGAACCTGTCCAGCTGAAAATTTAGTGGTGTTAAACATAACAACCAAATCAACTGAATCACAGTTCCAATACGAATTCAAATGGGCCATTTTCCCTGAAGGAAGCGTTCTGAACGTGACGTTGGTTGAAGTGGCAGGGGCGTCTTGTGATGTGAGAACCGAAGGACATAAAGGCCATGCACCAATTGCACCTGGTAAAGCTGCACCAGCAATGGTAGTGTTTGCCAACAAAGCAAACCTGTTACCAAGCCATGCATATTCCAGTGGGTTATCATTGGTGTCGACCATTCCGGGTTGACAAAGTGCATCTGCAGTACCAATGGCAACAGACATGTCTGGACTGATACCGGTCATTCCGGTTGATGCAGCCCAAGGTCCATAAGGTCCTTCAAAAGGAGGGTGAACAGGAGCAGAAAGTCCAAAAATTGACAAAACCTTCCCAACAACTTTCCCTGCTGTTTTGACTGTTTCACCAATAACTTCAGCTGCTCCTTCAACAACACCAGATTCCAAAGTGACATCAACTATCTCAAACGTAGCCTTGGTGGCACGTCTGGAATCCATAATTGCATCCCTTCTTTGATCGGAATGTTTAATGGCAGAAGGTGTGTCGATCTTCATCTCACTGTGTTGGTTGTAATACCTGTAGAGTTCGTCTCTAACCTGCTCATCCAAATGCATGCAAACTTCGTCCAAATAACTCTGCTGGACATCTTTATGCCACGTCACAGCATCAGTGGACTTCGGGCGATAGTGTATCCGCTTCTTAATCGAAGAAATGACAAGTGGAGCATAAACCTTGTCGTCATAAGAAACGAAACCACGCTTGAGGAACGTCACTTCCCCACCAAACAAATCTCTGAAAGATGAATGATCTAGACCATATGTAGTCTTCCTATCATCGGTCAAATTCATCCTGATTGAAGACAAAAATCGATCCATGATTTGGAAATTCATGCGATCGATAATGGCCTCTTCAAAAGCATCAAGAGAATCATCTATGTTAGCAAACAAAGAAGCTCTTCCAGATTTGATGAGTCTGACCACTTCTGTGCAAGATATTCCAAGTCCTTTGCTGTACATAGAAATCTTCAGAGAGAGATTGAGGGCACCACCTCCGAGATCGGTCAGGTAAGTGCCTGAGAACATTGTGACAACACGAATCATGACGTCCCCAAACTGAACCCAATTGTCAAACATGTACCTAAACAAATTGCAATATGCGTTTCGCGACATCCCATCTGGATTGAGGAGATAGCACTGTTCAGCAAGGAACTTGCTTACATACATGATGAACTCGGGATTCAGAGTTCCGTCCCAAAACTTCCAGTCAGTAGGTGAAACCAACTTTCCGGAAAGTTCTTTGACATATTCTGGCCAATGTCGTATGTGGTCTGTTCCAACACAGAGGTGGGATCCAACAGGATCATGAAACATGCGGGATTTCAGACAAGAAACGTGTTTCTTGGCAACAAAGAAAGGTATGGCAGGACAAGGAAAAATGGCTCTGGTGGCTTTACCTGCTTTGAGGGTCTCCAGCTTTGGAGAAGCATATGCACACCTGTCTCTGTATTTTGAAACTAGAGTTTCATACTCTAGATTCTCAAGATCACATTCGAACTGGGTTATGCCAGAGAGCACATTTGGAAGTAGATCACCATTCACAACAAGGTCTTGTTTGATGAGATTTGGAAAGTCAGAACCACAAATGGAAGTCAATTCAAGCGGTGCAATGACATACTCATCCTCGTGTTTGTATCCATGAACTATCTCCTCATTGGTAAGAGAACGTTTCAAAGGAGCTTTTTCAAATTCAAACAATTCTGCGAGAGCAGCACCTAAATCAGGATGGTTCTCAACAACATTGTATGGAGCCTTGATTGATGTGTTGGTCTTTGTGATGAGAGCTTGTAGACTTCTCTCTAAAACATGGACCCCATCTGGATCGGTGCGTTGAGGAGGGACATAGAAATCGTGGTCTTGTATGACAGTAGCCGGAACCAGAGTGTTGGTTGCACAAACACCTCTGGAACTGTGTGGTCCAACATAGCTGTCAATAAGATGTCTTGGCATTTCGTCAATAACACACGAACGGAAATATTTGGAAGATGGTCTGTCCATTGAATACGCAGTTATGGCAAGTTCGACATCCTGTCTGGTAACACGTATTCCAAATCCGGTGGAACCTATCTTGGCAGTGTGGATACCTGCTATGAAAGGAGCACCATCGGTGTTCAAAAACATGAGAGGATTACCACAATCCCCAAGCGAAGTATCGCCAGGGTATTTGAACCCATCAAGTGGTGAATACGGAGGATCTTTATTCCCATTAGCCATTGAATACTTAGCTCGGGAATTTTCTCTGGTACACCCAACAACTCTGTCAACTGGAACTGACCAACTTATGGTGGTTCTACCAGGGTTGTATATTGGACCACCTGCCAGAGACCAAGATTTGGCGTCTGACATGAAATACGAAGAAACGGACTTGAACCGAGATGCGGGATCGGGAACAAACCGGACGAAACAAAAGTCCGGGAATGTTTCTTGGTCAACTGGATCTCTTTTCCAATGGGTTGTCAAATCAACTGGATAGGTTATGATATTCTCATGCAAGATCCGTTCCATGTACGCAGATTTCCTCAATGATTTGGGAACACTGAGAATGTAATGAAACGGTATCAAAGCGAGTCCATCAACGCAGATTATGGCTTTGACTTTCTTCCGGGAACTTGAAGACACATCAACATAAACAGTACAAACATTGCTGGACATGAACAACGTTGCCCTGTTGACGTCAGATGAATTATAATCGTAGTCTTCGAATCCAGCCTGGGTGTGTGCATCAGAAATAATTTCGGAGTCACTGGACAAATTTCCGCGGACAACGCGGATGCTACCAACTCCTCGGGCAGATTTTACTCCAGAAGATTGCAACAAAGCATCCTTGACTGGAGTATCTTTAAACCATTTCCACAACACGAACCCTGCGCCAAAAGCGGCGAGGGACGCAGTTATCGCACCAACAATGTGCAAATGTGAATGTAGAAATT